CGATCCTGTCTATTTGGGCGAGCAGGTGCGAATGACCTCGGACCCGTGGGCCGCACAGCAGTTTGCGCCGGGCATGCTGGAGGGCAACAACCTAGCCCCGCTTGACACTGGCGCAGCGCGCGGGCAGTGGTTCGCGTCCAACGGCTTCTATGGCTGGCCGACTGCTGCACAGAACGATAGCTGTCTGCAGGGCTATGCGTGCCCGATCAAGGGCAACCCGGGCGCGGACAACTTCAGCATCCGCTGGCAGTTCCAATACAACACCACGACCGCCAACACCCGCTGGGTCGGCATCCACTGCTGCGCGGCTGACGACCGGAACTTTCAGGACTCGGTGCAGACCCGGTTGGGGTACAGCGTCATCTTCCGGCAGAACCGAGAAGTGGCGATCTTCTTCACGCCGGCCAGCGGCGGTTCTTCTCAAATCGCCACCAGCGGTACCAGCACCGACCTCGCGCTCGACACGACGTACACCGCCGAGGTGGTGGTCACGCCCACGACGATCACCGCAAACCTGTATGCGGCTGACGGCACGACGCTGCTGCGCACGGTCAACGTTGCGAACACTCAAGCGCGCGGTGGGTACTTCCACCTCGGCCGCAACGGCTGCCAGGCGTACCTGATCCCCGGCTCGCTGCAGATCACCTGATGGACGCCTACGCTGACAGCCAGACGGGCCAGCCGCACGCGGCGGCGCCGTGCGTCGGACTGAACCCGGCCGGCGTCACAACTGACTGGCGATACGGCCCGCGCATGAACCCGCACCGGGCGCCCAACGCGCTGCCGGCGCCGGGCTGGTCGCACCTGCTGGCGTGGGGCCATGCGTGGTGGCGCGAGGGGGCAACCGGCTCTTGCACGCTGCAACTGCGCAGCATGGAGACGTGGGCCATCGGGTCGGCTGGGGTGTGGGTTCGGCTGGATGAGTCGATGCCTGTCGGGCGCGACTATGCGGCGGACTTCAGCAGCGCCCGCACAGCGCAAACCGTCAGCAACAGCGGCGGCGTGCTCGGCGTGCGTTGGGGTGCAGGCCGCGTCTATCACTGGTGGCCGAGTGGTGGGCGGAAGGCGATCCCAGCCGGCCTGCGCGGCGTCTACGTGGCCTGCCAAGCTCGCGCCGAGCATGCCGGCCGGCTTGCTCTCGGCGTGGCCGCTGATCTCTACGTCAACGCCACTGCAAAGCCGCCCGCTGGTGGTGATCCTGCGGTCAATCAGGACATCGGCATCGGAATGATCCGGCCGGTGACACGGGCCTGGCAGACGTTCGCGTGGACAAGCGCCACCCGCGAAGACCTCGCGCTGCTGTAACCCCAGCCCCTGCCGGTCCACCCCGGCCCGCCCCAAGCCCGCCCCGCGCGGGCTTTTTCACGCCCGCCACCCCTCAATCCACCCCCCTGCAAACGGCCGCCGCGCCTGCAGAAACTCTCGCCACCATGACGAATGTCTCCAGCCGTCAACGCGGCTTTCTGGCGCGCCTGATCGGGGTCTTCAAGCTCCGCCAGGCGCGCCACTTCTACCTCTCGAAGGATGACGCCCCGGCCCGGGTGCGCTTCCTGTCGGTGGCGGTGGAGCTGGCCGAAGGGCAGAAGAGTTCATGGGTGACGGTGACCCGGACGGGCACCTTCACGGACCCCCGCTACGGCGAGTTTTCGATCACCCCGGCCATGCTGGCCGAGATGGTCAAGAACTTCGACGCGCGGGTGCTGGGGCAGGACGTTTTCATCGACGTCGCCCACCGCCCCAGCGATGGTGCTGCCGCGCGAGTGCTCCGCCTGGCAGTGGAAGGCAGCCGCCTACGTGCTCTCGTGGAATGGACCGATTTCGGGCTGGACGCCGTGCGCAAGCGCGGGTTCACCTACCTGTCGGCCGAGTTCCACGAAGCCTGGAAGGACAACGAGCGCGGCAACGCGCACGGCTGCGTGCTGATCGGCGCCGGGCTCACCACCCGCCCGGTCATCAAACACCTCGACCCCGTGGCCCTGGCCCTGGCCGAGAGCGACCCCACTGACCCCGACGACGACACCGCGGCCAAGCTGGCCGTTCACCCGCACCTTCTTCAGACCCTGGAGTCCGACATGAACAAGCACCTGCAAGCCCTGCGCACCAAACTGCTCGCGCAAGGCCTCACCGAAGCCCAGATCGCCCCCATCCTGGCCGCTGCGCTGAAGCAGCTTGAAGCCGCCGCCGCCGACGATGCCAAGTGCCTCGCCCTGGTCGACACCTTCACCGCCGCCGGCGAAACCCTGGCCGCGCACCTGAAGACGCTGGGCGCGCCCGCCCCGGCTGCCACCGGCAACGCCCCCGCGCCCATCACCCTGCAGGTCGGCAACGGCCTCGACGCCGCCGCCGTCACCCGCGAGGTGCAGCGCGTGCTGGCCGAGCAGGCCGCCGCAGCCGCCACCGCGGCCACCACGCTGGCCGGCAAGGTCAAGCTGCTGGCCGACACCGTGAACGTCGCCACCACCGTGCCCGAGGCCGACCGCACCGCCGCCGTCAAGGAGCTGAGCGCGCTGGTCACGCCCGAGCTGTCGGACGAGCAGGTCAAGCGCCTGGCCGAGTTCGCGCTGGCCCAGCTGGGCAAGACCAGTGCCGCCGCGCAGCTGGCCGCGATGGGCTACCGCCCGCCTTCGGGCAGCGTGCACATCACGGTCGAGAGCGGCAACCAGATCAAGGCCCTGCAGGAGCAGGTCGACCGCCGCCTGGGCGTGTCGGGCCAGCCCGACGCGCAGCGCTTCGCCCGCACCGGCGGCCAGCTGCTGGCTGGCAACAAGGCCTTCGCCGAGAAGGTGCTGGCGCAGTTCGACGAGATCCACGGCGCCCGCCTGTTCGGCGAGCACAAGATGCTGGCCGCCGGTACCGGCCAGATCGGCGACTTCGCCGTGCCCGCCGTCTTCGAGCGCACCGTCATCCGCGAGGCGCTCTACAACCTGGTGGGCCTGAACTTCGTCGACGTGGGCACCTCAGCCTTCGCGCCGGTGATCCAGGTGCCGTACAGCTACCGCGACACCACCGCGGCCGGCGTCAACGCCACGCGCACCTATGAGCTGACGGCCATCCCGAAGGCCGGCGTGATCCAGACCTTCGACGAGGCGCGCCCCATCCCGCAGAAGCTCTCGATGCTGATCTCCAACGAGATGCAGTACCTGCTGAACGGTGCGCCGATCGACTTCGACCCGCTGGCCGAGAACATGCGCAACATCAGCCGCATCATCGGCGAGGACACCGACCGCCTGATCCAGAACGAGGTGCTGAACAGCGCCGACGAGGCCCTGGTGACGGTCGGCCAGAGCGACACCATCACCGCGCAGGTCAACGGCACCAACCGCATCTTCGTGCTGACCCAGTTCCCGGTGGTGCGCCCGCGCCAGGTGTTCGACCTGAAGGGCGTGCAGGTGGGCAGCACGGTCAACCCGATCACGGTGACGCTGAACTCCATTGCGCGTACCGAGTACCGCACCGGCGTCACGCTGTCGGCCGGGCTGTACTGGATCATGGACTACAACCTGGGCGAGATCCGCTTCGTCAACGAGCTGGGTGTGCTGGCCACGCCCACCAGCGCCTGGCCGCTGGTGGTGGTGTACAGCTGGACCAACAACGTCAGCAAGTTCAACCTCGACGTGGGCGTGTCGCCCGACACCATCAACGCGGTGTACGACCGGCTGCTCACCAGCATCGGCAGCCGCAAGGTGGTGATCGAGAACGACCGCTACTACATGGCCAACATGGCGCTGATGAGCGGCGCGGTGGACAACAGCCTGGGCCAGGCCACCACCTTCACGGCCAACGGTTCGCGCCCCGGCACGGGCATGAACGCCGACGGCTCGATCGGCGTGGTGAAGGGCCTGCCGGTGTTCAACACCCGCGCGCCCGGCCTGAACACGGCTGACGCCCGCATCATCGTCGGCGAGCGCGCCAACACGCGCTTCCGCATGCTGCGGCCGTTCAGCATGGTCGACATCACCGAAGCCCACAACGCTGCCGGCGCCTTCATTGGCGCGAAAGAAAGCTACGGCGAGCAGTTCGTGGTGGTGCACACGCCCACCCAGCGCCGCAACGCCAACACCAGCGTGGTGCTCTTCAGCACCGCCGGCCGCGTGGCGCGCGCTTCCTGATCGGGCCCGGCATGAAGCGCTACGTGCACAACCACAGCGCGCTGGCGATCTTCGTCGGCGGCCTGTTGATCCAGCCGGGCGAAGGCCGCGAGGTCGACGCCTCGCTGCTGCCGCCCGAGTTTGCCGATCCGCCGGCCGCCGAGCAGGCGCCCGCGCCGTCGGCCGACGTGGCGCTGCGCGAGCTGCTGCAAAGTCCGCTGAAGGAGCTGCTGCCGCTGCTGGACGAGCAGAGCCCCGCGACCCTGGCCGACCTGGCTCGGCTTGAAGGCGAGGACGCCACGCCGCGCAAGACGCTGCTGGGGGCCATTGCCGAGCTGCAGCTGCAGCGCGCGCAGGCGGCCACCGGCGGCGCGCCGGCCTGACCGCGGGAGGCCCCGGCCATGCCCGGCAGCATGAGCGCTGCGGATGTCGTCGATGACCTGAAACGGTCTCTCGGCGACGCAGGCAGCGCCTTCAGCGCCGGGGCCGACGCCGACTGGCTGCGCCTGCTGGCCGTGGCCCTGGTGGCGATGCAGGGCAAGCGCCCGCGCACGCTGCTGGGCACGCTCACGCTGGTGGTCGACGAGCCCAGCGTGGCCGTCACCCAGCCCGACTTCGTGCAGTACAAGACCAACGTGTGGGGCACCCGGCCGCCGCAGCCCTGGAGCCCGTGCTACCCCGGATCCGTGCCGCGCGTGCAGGCCGTCAACGACGGTACGGGCTGGCTGCTGGTGTTCGACCCGCCGCCCAGCTACAAGCACCTGGCCGTGTACGGCAGCACCTTCAAGTTCTGGTATTTCGCGGCGCACAGCCTGGGCGCCACGGCCGAGCTCACCACCGTGCCGGCGGCAGACCGCCCGCTGCTGCTGCTGCGCGCGCAGGCCGAGGCCATGCGCGAGCTGAGCATGCGCAACATCAACAAGCCCGTCAGCCTGCGGGACGGCTTCAGCGGCACGCCGCGCAACAGCACGCCCGCCGCGCTGTACGCCGCGCTGCTGGAAGAGTGGGACCGCGCCAAGTGAGCGGCGGCATCGACACCAATGCCATGAGCGTGGCAGCCAAGTACCGCCGCGCCGGGGTGCTGATCCGCCAGGCGCTCGAGCAGGAGCTGGACGCGCTGAGCGCCCGCGCTGCAGCGGCCATGAAGCTGAAGGCGCCGAAGTTTCAGAGCACGCTCACCAACAGCATCCGCGTCGACCGCGAAAGCCGCTTCGCCCGCTTCATCGGCCCGCACACGGCGTATGCGATCAACGTCGAGAAGGGCCGCAGGCCCGGCAAGGGTCTGCCGCGCTTCTTCGACCCTGCCGCGGCCAGCGCCAAGGCCTGGCTGCAAGCGCAGATCAACGCGCCGCTGCTCGCAGCCAACCCCAAGCGACGCAACCCCCGCGTGGGCAGCAAGCGCATGCAGGCCGAGCAGACAGAGCTGCGCGACCGCTACATGGCCTTCAGCCGCCACGTCAAGTTCAAGGGTCTGAAGCCGCACCCCTACGTGCAGCCAGTGGTGGACGACTTTCGCGGCATCGCGCCGCAGAGCCTGGCCGCCGCCGTCAAGCGCGGCGCGCAGGCTGCCGGCTTCGGAGTGGCCTGATGCCCGGCCCGCGCGAAACCTTCATGGCCGCGGCGCACGCCAGCCTGGCCGCCGCGCTGCCCGCCCGCGTGGTGCTGCGCGGCCTGCAGGACTGGGCCCAGCTCGGCGACGAATCGCTCCGCCAGGGCGTGCACACCCTGGTGGCCGAGAACACCGCCGGGTGGCCCTTCATCACTGGCCGCGAAGGCGAGTACGGCACCCTGAACTTTGCGGTGGTGAGCTACTGCCGCGTGCCCGACGACGCCGAAAACCCGACGCTGGCCGTCGAGCAGCTGGAGGCCGAGATGGAGGCCGAGCTGCTCACCTGGTGCCAGGCGATCAAGCCCCCCCCACTGGATGCCGTCTACCCGAGGCAAGCGCAGTACAGCCGGGGCCTCGAAGCGCCCGTCGGCTGGACCGTTTTGACCTTGGAAGCCATGTATGTCTGACAACCGCGAAAAGATCATGACCCTGCAGCACGTGCTGAGCGACACCAGCCTGTGGCTGATCTTCGCGCTGGCAGGCGGTGCCGGCGCCAGCGTGCTGGCGCTGGGCATGTTGCTGCGCAGTGGCGACCGCCTTACCAGCCGGGCCGTGATGGGCACCGTTCTGCACAGCGTGGCCTGGGGTGCGGCCGTGTTTCTGATGCTGGTCGAGAAGCTCGACCTGGGCCTGCCCCTTGTGCTGGGCCTGAGCATCTTCAGCGGCCTGGGTACCGCCAGCTTCATCGACCTACTGCTGCTGCTGCTGAAGCAGCGGCTGGGCATCAACGTGACCATCAACCCGCCCCCGAAGGAGTGACCGCATGGACACCCAGGCAACGCAAGTGAACACCGCCGACGGCTCCGCCGTCGAGTGGATCGAGCCCGCCGCTGGCCAGCCGGCACCCATGCCGCAGCAGGGCGGCAGCTACATCCGCCTGCCCGACGGCAGCCTGGTGCTCGAGCACCGCACCGAAGACAACGCGCCGGCGGCAGTGCCCGTGCGCCCGCAGGAGGCCTGAGCCATGAAATACAACCTCAAGACCGTTACCGCCAAGATCGAAAGCGCCTACGGCACCGACTCGGTGCCGACGGTCGCCCTGAACACGGTGATCGTCCAGAACCTGGACCTGAACCCGCTGGTGATGGAGACCGACGAGTACATGCCCATCATGCCGAACTTCGGCCGGGGCGAGCGCATCGTGGGCGCCACCTGGTGCACGGTCACCTTCGACGTGCTGATGTGCGGCGGCGGCACCCTGGGCACGGTGCCCAACAGCGGCGTGTTCAACCGCGGCTGTGCCATGAGTCAGGTGGTGAGCGCCGGCACCAGCGTCACCTACGGCTTGGTGAGCACGGGTGAAGAGAGCATCACCATGTATTTCTACTGGGACGGCGTGCTCCAGCGGGTGACGGGCGCGCGCGGCACCTGGCAGCTCAAGGCGACCGCCAAGAAGGCCATCGTCAAGAGCTACAGCTTCACCGGCCTGAACGTGCCGATGACGGACCTGGCCATGCCTGCGCCCACGCTGCCGACCATTCCGCGCCCGGTGGCCGTGAACCGCGCCAACACGGTGCTGACGATCGACGGCTACGCCGTGCGGCTGAGCGAGTACACCATCGACCTGGGCAACCAGGTGCAGTACCGCAACCACACCAACCGCGAAGACGTGCAGGTGATGGACCGCGCCATGACCGGCAAGGTCACGATGGAGCTGCCACTGGTGGCGGAGAAGGACTTCCTGGGCGCCAGCGGCTTCATCACCCAGGCGGTGGCCGCGCCCATGAGCATCGTGCACGGCACCGTGGTGGGCAACCGCATCACCTGCGCCATGCCCAAGGCGCAGTTTTTCAACCCCAAGCCGCGCAGCGAGAACGGCCTGCTGATGCTGGAGTGCGACCTGCACATTGCCCGCAACGCGGCCGGCAACGACGAGTACAGCGAGGTCTACACCTGATGGGCGACGAGTCATGAGCGAAACCCAGGACAAGGCCCCGGCCTTCGTGCTGCGCATGCCGGCCAGCTTCACGTGGACGGTGCGCATCCCCGTGCCCGGCGACGACGAGTACAAGCACGCCACGCTGCGCGTGCGTTTCAAGCCGGTGAGCCAGCAGCGGCTGGACGCCTTCCGCGGCGTGGGCCTGGCCGAAGGCGAAGCCCCGCCGAGCGACCGCGACATCGCGCACGAGGTGCTCGAAGGCTGGGGCCTGAAGGACGAAGCCGGCGAGCCCGTGCCCTTCACGCCCGAGAAGCTCGACGAAGTGCTGGCCGTGCCCATGGCGCGCACCGCCATCGTGGCCACCTACATGGCAGCCATGAGCGGGATGGCCGCAAGAAAAAACGGGTAGAGGCCGCCCAGCGCTGGGTGGCCGCCATGCGCACCGGCGAGGTGGAAGACCTGCGCCACCTGGAGCTCGAGCGCCTGGGCGTGCCGGCCGACCAGGCGGCGGCCTGGGTGGCCTCGCAGGAGCCCGAGGCGGCCGAAGAAGGCGGCGACACCCTGGTGCAGGCCGCCGGCCCGCTGGAGGTGTGGCCGTGCAACTGGCCGGTTCTGACCTTGTTCCTGCAGGTGCAGACCCAGTGGCGCTGGGCGCCCAGCGGCCGGCCGGTGGGGCTGGCGTATCAGGGCGTGGAATCGGCGATGCGGCTGCGCCGGGTGCCCGAGCGGGCGCGCATGTTCGCCGAGCTGGTGGAGATGGAGCACGCCGCCATCGAGGCGTGGGCCGACTGAGCTGAAAGGGGCACGAGATGGCTGTGGAAGAACTGGGCCTGCGCCTGCGCACCGACGGTGTGCTGGAAGCCACCAACGGCGTCAACCTCACCGGCAAGGCCGTGGAAGGCCTGGGCAAGAGTGCCGCCGCCGCCGCGCCGCAGATGGAGCGGCTGGGCAAGACCAGCCGCGAGACGGCGGCGGCCATGCGGCTGCTGCCGGCGCAGATCACCGACGTGGTGACCAGCCTGGCCAGCGGCATGCCGGTGTGGCTGGTGGCGATTCAGCAGGGCGGGCAGATCAAGGACAGCTTCGGTG